TAATGATGTTGATGGTATGTCTATAGAATCTGAAATTAAAGAAAAGGCAGTTTCAAAAAAACAACAAAAATTTATGGGTTTGGTAAAGGCTTATAAAGAGGGTGATGTAGAACCATCGGATGTTTCTAAGAGTGTTGAAGACGCTGCTAAGTCCATGACTAAAAAAGAGGTTGACGATTTTGCAAGTACAAAACATAAAGGACTACCAAATAAAGTTGAAAATACAAAAAAAGAATCTTATCTTCGTAATGTAAAGATGATTGAAGAATCATTGATTAAGTTAGTTCAAAAACACATTACACCAACTATGACAAAGAAAGATTTAATTAATTTAGTAGAACAAAACCCTGGTACGAAAACTGCACCACCAAAAACTAAACCTGGTACTAAAAAACCAACAATTTACAAACCAAAACACGCACCAGCACCAAAGGCTAAAAAAGATGATGAGACCTTTGCAATGCAATTACCGTCACTTTTAACTTTTGATAATTTAAATATACAATTTAGTGATGAAAAAAAATCTTAAAGAAGCTCCAATAGATTATGGTGACAGACCAGAAAGAATGGCACCTGATATCCAAAGTAAAATTGAAAAAGGTGAAACACCACTTTCAGACTCTCCAGCATTTCCTGACCAAGATGGTGATGATAAGTTTGAAGAATTAATAGCATCTAAAAGATTCAAAGATGTTGTAGAAAAAGTTAAAAGATATACAGGTTTAACTAATGTTTCAGGTCAAAATGCCTTTATGCAACTTCAAATGATGTTGATGCAGGCAGTACAAAAAGTAAAAGAAATAGAATCAGGTAATGAGGAATATTTAGAGAATTTAGCAGTTGATTTAGTTAAAAAGGAAATGTCTTTACCTGATGATGCGTTTCAATATGATGTAGAACTAATTGGTTCTCCATCACAAATGGATACTTCTAAAATGAGAAGTCAATCTGAAGAACCATCTTCTGAGGATATTGAACAGAATTTTGGTGTAAGTGAAGATGAAGCTGAAGAGGACTTAGATAACTTTATGGCGGCTTTTGATAAGTTTGACATGGAGAAAGCTAAGAGACGTTTTATAAACTCACTAATACAAGGTGCATCTAAAAAGGGTCATTACATGTTTAGTTTAGTTGAGGAAGAGTTGAATAGAATAAATCCTGAATTATTAAACTTATACGGTGTGTTGATGTCAATCAACGATTTAATTTATTGGATTATGCCAGACGAGGCAGCACAAATGATGGCTGAAACAGGTCAAGGTGTTGCAGGTTCTGAAGAAATTGATGAAACTACTGACCCACCAACAATTAAGGCTAAAGGTATGTTCTTCCCTGTCTTAATACACGAATTACTAAAAGGTGTTTATGAAGTAATGGGGACACAAGGATTACCTGACGACCCAAAACAAGCTGAAATGGTTATGGCATCTCAAGATACCTTACCATATGAAATATGGGATTTAAGATTAGGACCAGTAATTTGGGAGAAATTCATGGAGGTATATCCTGATGAGTTATTTGAAGATGATATGAGAGAGATTCAAAATTATCTATTTTCAAGGTTCTCAGCATTAAGTACAGAACAATTCTTTGAGTTAGCTAAAGAAATTCTTTCAGGAAGTGAAGAAGGTAAAAAGGCTGTGAGAGCAATGGTAGACGAAATTATTCAAGAAATTAAAGATGAAGAATATGAAGAGTCAATGAGTCAATTCAGAGACGATGATGATGACTTCGATTTAGACGATTTCTTAGATGGTTTAGGTATTGGTGGTCCTACGGTATAAAAAATAAAGTGATGAAGAAATGGGTTTATCTAGAGAACAAGCAATACTTGAATATGCACGTTGTGTAAAAGATACCCCATACGCACTAAAGACCTATTTACAGACCTACGACAATACACAGTCAAAATACGTACCCTTAGAGTTATTCCCTGACCAAGTTAGTCTTATTAATGATTATGATATACATGAGGAAAATATTGCCTTAAAGTATCGTCAGGCGGGTGTATCTACTGTAACATCAGCGTGGGTGTCTAAAAGATTAGTAACAGCACCCAAAAGTAAACCTGAGAAAATTCTAATTATTGCCAACAAGTTGGATACATCAATGGAAATGGCGAATAAGATTCGTTCATTTGTTGACCAATGGCCGACTTGGTTTGGTATTTCCTTCTCGGCAGAAAAGAATTCACAAAGACATTTTAAACTATCTAATGGTTGTGAGGTTAAGGCGGTTGCAACATCAAAAGATGCACTTCGTGGTTATACCCCAACTATTCTAATATTTGACGAGGCGGCATTTATCGAGGCAGATAATGATTTCTGGTCAGCCTGTATGGCATCTCTATCTACAGGTGGTAAAGTGATTGTAATTTCCACCCCTAATGGATTTGACCCCATATACTATTCAATTTACAATCAGGCGGTTAAAAACATGAATGATTTCAAAATTACTGAAATGTTTTGGTACCGTGACCCTCGTTATGCCGATGATTTAAAACTTATTAAAGTTAAGGACATTGTTCACTATATGCTCAATAGAGAAGATTATGATGATAGTGAAGTTGTGTTAGACTATAGTCATACTGACCCTATGACTCGTGATTTTGAAGAAATTAAAAATAGATTTGATGAGGGTTACAAACCATATTCTACATGGTTTGAGAAGATGTCAAAAAAGTTAAAGTTTGACAAACGTAAAATTGCTCAGGAATTGGAATGTAACTTCTTAGGTTCAGGGGATAATGTAATTCCTCAGAATACTATGGACCGTATCAAAGACAATGATATATGTGAACCTGAAAACAAATTTATGGGGGGTGCAATATGGCAATGGAAAGAACCTATACCAGGTCACAAGTATATTATGGGTATTGACGTTTCTCGTGGAGATAGTGAGGATTTCACCACATTTACCATAGTTGACTTCGATGAGAGAGAACAAGTATTAGAATACATCGGTAAGATACCACCTGATGTTGCAGCAGAGGTCGCATTTAAGTGGGGGACTATGTACTCGGCATTTGTGGTTATTGATATTACAGGAGGTATGGGTGTTTCAACATCTCGTAAGTTACAAGAGATGGGTTACAAAAATCTTTATGTTGATGGATTGAATGCTGCAGATAAATGGAAGTACAACCCTAAAATGAATGAAAAAATACCTGGTCTGAACTTTAACTCTAAACGTGTTCAGATTGTGGCAGCGTTTGAGGAGGCACTACGTCATGATTTTAAAATACACTCTATGAGGTTATTTAATGAGTTAGGTACATTTGTTTATGTGAATGGTAGACCTGACCACCAAAAAGGACAACACGATGACCTTATCATGGCGATGGCTATGGCTATATATGTTGGGGAAAGTTCATTTAGCCAATTAGAAAAAGTGACAGAACAGACAAAGGCTATGATAGATAGTTGGTCGGTCTCAACTAATGACTATAAGAATAAATCACAAGACTTTAATCCTTCTATACCTGTAATGCCAAATAATAACCATGCAAGAATAAACCCTCAAAACCCAACCAGAAATGATTATGAGAAGTATTTATGGTTATTCGGTAAGTGATATTTAATTTAATTAAATATATACTACTATTTATGTAAAAAGTATTTGAATGGCAAATAACAATTTAACAATATGGCAGAGGTTAGGTCAAGTATTTGGTCCTGATTCTACGTTGGACCAACAATCTCCTGTTTATAAGTTTGATAAAAGGGAGTTGTTAAAGACACCCAACAAACAAGACTATGAGAGAGAAAAACTTCAAGCCCAACAATCACTATATTTAGGTCAGCAGTGGACTAAGATTGAAAACAACTTATACACTCAAGCCGTGTATTATGAACCAACTAGATTGGCTTCGTATTACGATTATGAGAGTATGGAATATACTCCTGAGATATCTGCGGCCTTAGATATATATGCGGAGGAATCGACAACAACAAATGAAGATGGATTTATATTACAAATTTATTCAGAAAGTAAGCGTATTAAATCAGTACTTGGAGACTTGTTTAACAATAGACTTGATATTAATACTAACTTACCTATGTGGACAAGAAATACTTGTAAGTTTGGAGACAATTTTGTCTACTTAAAGTTAGACCCTGAAAAGGGTATCATGGGAGCACAACAATTACCTAACATTCAAATTGAAAGGTTGGAGAGAGGTATGAAATATTCTCCAAATAGTAAAACAACTACAAACACTGAGAATGATGCATTGAAATTCGTATGGAAAGATAAAGATATGAATTTTAATACATGGGAAATAGCACACTTTAGATTATTAGG